TTTCTATTATTACACCGTCTGCCTCGATTGTGTTGGCGTTTACTTGTCTGAAACTGTGTTTTGATTGTATTTTAAGTTCGCCAGTATATTCGCTCCCGTTTTCTTCAAACAAAACTTTGTGTTCCACTATTCTATTCTCCCTCCTTATTGGATTCAATCAAACTGAGGGTTTTCGCCTTAATTATTATTGCTTCCGGAGGACTTGCCAATATTAACTTAAGTAGTAGATTTTGATGTGCCATTATAAAACTGTCTTCTTTAAGTTCGCGCAATAATTCATCCTGTTTTCTTTCTGTCGTCATAAGGCTTGGGGATTCCTTGTATTTATTCATTATTTCATTTTGTCTGTTCAAAATAAGTTTTTCAATTTTCTCCCTTAACCCTTCCAATTCACCCTTTGTCAATGCTATTCCTCCTTTGTTTTCAGTGGGCAGAACAAACATCTTCCGTCTAATGCAGCACTTATAAATTTAGGTCTATCACCCGCCACACAATATAAATATCCTACTGCATTCATATATTTTAATCCGCACTCATTACAATTCGCTGGCATTTCCATTTCAAGCATTGCTTTCATATCAATTCTCCATCACTACGACATCTGATAATTTTCCGTCTCAATCAACCGCCTCAGGGGACATTCCTCGTCACCCCAAAAGTTTAATTCTTTTCCGTCAACTTTACACTTTGTTTTTGCTTCAACATAACCTGCTCCATCCTGTTCAACCTGCTCAACCTTGTCACAATTTTTACAACGACATTTTGACCAATTGTGTGCCATATCCTTACCACTCCTTTACTTATATGCTGATTAATCAACTCTTTCGCGTTTCTACGTGCTTTAAAAACACTCCTCCAGCAGAAGGATACACAATTAATTCAAGTTCATCACCTTCTGTTATATTCAACATATTTCTAATGTTTTTTGGAATAGCAATCCTGCCTAAATCATCTATTCTGCGCACATCATTAGCTGTTTCTGTTGGATTCATTGGTCCTTCGTATCTTTTATTCCATGCTTCTATTGCATCTTCTGGTTCATCAAATTTTGCCACTGGATATGCCATACAGCAATTATTGTTTTTGCATACGCTCCATACCATATCTTCTGAACCATACAACTCTGCTTCCCCTCCACAAAATGGGCAAGATAGTAGCTTATCCATTCTCAACCCTTCCTTTCTATCCAGTATATCAGCCTATTTTCTGAACATATCCAAAATTGTTTTTACAACAGAAACATCAGGACCGTATATGGTTTCCTTGATGTTCTTTGTCTTTATTAGTCCATACGTATCTAGTGTTTCCCATACTGCCTTAAAATTCATTCTGTCATAGTTCGGTACATTGTATGTGTCCATTATTACTTCAATATCACTGCACATATAAATTCCCCTTCCCGGATTGACTACCGTATATTCCTGTATGCTTAATTGTCACAATTGCATTTCCAGTGCGAAGGTTTCAGTACATTATGATAATTTCCGCACTTGAAACGAATATTCAAACAGGTAATGGTCTGCCTTATAGTTTTCTTCCATTCAATTTTCTTCTTGTCCCTAATGCAACATTTTAAAATAAGTCTGCCTGTTTTTGTTTTTAAGTCTAATGGACCATATCCACTGCTCATTTCTATTCTCCTTTCATTCCCGTATGTCTATCAATCCTTGTTTATTATTTCGAGTATGATTGAACGTTTTTCTGCTTTGTCATCAGACTCGCAACTTAGTATATGTGCATTATACCCATGCTCTTTTATGGCATTAATTGTACTACCCAACATGGTTGCGTAATCTTTATCTTTTATATTTGTTAAATGTATTTCCACGTCATTTCTCCTTTTATTCCTGTATGTATTGCAGGATAACCAGCAAGGCACGTTTTACATGACAGTCGCGTCAAGACCTTGCCGGTTCCCATATATAGTGGAGCAGGCAGGAAATTTCATCCTGCACGGCAAACTGTTATCGGGGCGAACATAATTTATTATACGGATGCCATTCCGTCCACACGCCGTTTGCCTAACCCTACATAGCGTCTTATTCCACCACTACTCCACTGTAATAAGTATATCAAGATTCGGCGGGAATGTCAAGATATTTCTTGATTTTTCAAGAAAGCTATGTTATACTATTAACAGGAGGTGTTTGAATGCGCAAGAACGCCATTAGCATAGAGTTAAGGGATAAGGCAATGGATATATATAAGGGGCTTCCGAGTGGTGTTAAAAAGGGTGAATGGGTTTCTGATGCCATAATAGAAAAATGGGCAAAGGAACATGGCGAAATATTCACAAAGGAACAGTTAAAGCGTATCCGGCAGGAAATAAACAAGGTATTGGAGGGAAGGGAATGAAAGAAGAAACCTGTAAAACGTGTGCCAATTTGGAATGTCATAGATGGGGGCAGGAACGTCCTGCTTGTAGAAACTATGAAGATCCAATTGATGAGGAGGAAGAAGCCTACAGGGAACATTTGGACATATATGCGTAGGCAGTAAGGGAGATGGGGAAGGAGGTACAGGATGATACTAAATGATAAAGAACTGGCAGATAGAAAGAAATCCCTTCTTGAATCCAAGGAATGTTTAAAAGGTAGAACAGGCTATCACATGTTCGATACCACGCTTGATTATCATGACACCATATCCGACAAAGACACCCAAATACGGCGGTGGCAATATGAGAAAGAAGCAGTGGAATGTCTGGTTGAAAAATCAGTCAACGAACAGGACGCACAATACAAAGAAATCCAGCAATTACGGCAGGAACTACTTGTACTTAAGGCCATACAATCCGATGAGGGCGACTGCATGGATGAATGCATGGAGCTTCGAAGGCAGAACGAGCAACTACAGGTCAAGTTGGACAAACTAAAGGATTGCTGTGGCGCATGTCTACCACACAATGATTATCAGTGCCCTATACTGGCGCGAGACAGGCGGGAAGGCAATTTAAATAAAAATGTTTACATTTCTGAAAATGTGTAATAATATAAATATAAAGAAGAGAGGTTTTTAGCCCCTCTTCGTTGGGTGATTTGAACGTCTCTTATGGGCGTTCTTTCTTTTTTCTATAAAGTTATTGTATAATGTACCGATATACTATACAATAATAATATCTTGATTCATATTATATAGTAAAAGGCGGTGATTACATGAATTACCAAAAGTTTAAGGAGTTAATCTTGGAAATATGCGATCAATCAATTGACGACGATTATTGTGGTGCAGTAAAATTAAATAAATTGCTGTTTTTTGTTGACCTTAAATCATATGCAAAGTTGGGCAGATCAATCTCGGGGCAAAAATATCAAAAGCTTAAGTTGGGTCCGGTTCCCATGCAGATATTGCCTGTATTGAAAGATATGGAGAACAATGGTGATATTCAAAGAACCAGCAAAATGGTACACGGGTATGAGCAGCAAAAAACAATACCTACAAGAAAATCGAATACAGCAGTGTTTGATAGGGACGAATTATCGGTAATTAATGAAACAATAAAATGTTTCAAAAAGGCAAACAGCAGGGATATAAGCGAAAAATCACATGAGTTTATTGGGTGGGAACTGGCTCAAATAAATGAAGTAATTCCTTTGGAAACAGTATTTATCTCTACAAGAAAATTGACAAAAAGGGAAAGAGAATATTCCCTTAAATTAACGGGATTACCTGAGTATAAGGAGCTTTATGCTTAGAACAATTATTGAATCACATGAATATTACAACAACAGAAACAGCATCGAACCCGACGTTAAAAGAATGGATGACATACTATCGGGAGTAGTTTGGGCATTAAGCAGGGACCCAAATATAGGTCATACAACAGAGGCAAAGGGGATTTACGCTATCACAACGGATGCTTATATGGAAAGCGATAAACCCCTAACAATATATTATATTTTTAACAATGAAAAGGTTATATTGCTTGATATAATAATATCTTAAGCACATCATTCAAGCCCCCACCAGGGCTTTTCTTTTTGCACACAATGAGTGTATATTTACCACCGTCTCATGGACAATAAACATAATTAAATCTATGTTACATCGGCCCGCTTCGCATTCCCACCGAATCCCACAGACATTTAAATATCCGTCACGCCTCATTTCGCGTATCGCTGTCTGGGCATTATGGCACTCTTGAAAATAGGTCCAATACGGGTATATAATGGATGGACAAACCGCAGACCTGTCAGAGGATAAAATAGCTGATATAGCAAATATGATGATGGGGGATATGTATATGAGAAATTTTATGTTGAAAGCAAATCGTATCAAGGCCGGATTAAGCGAAGAGGGAATTGCACGTGCATTACACATGACAAAAAAATATTACATCAACATTGAAAATAATTCAGTTAGCCCCAGACTAAAAGATATGGTAAAGATAAGTGGTTTTCTTGGATTTACCATTGATGAGTTGTTTGATTGGGAAAATCCTTCGGTGTGTAATTCGGTGTGTGGAGTGGTGCGGGAAGGGGGATTTGAACCCCCACAGGCGTTAACCCTCTAGAACCTGAATCTAGCGCAGTGGTCGATGGTTAACAACGAAAAATCAATGCTTTCAAGAAATGTTGATATGAGTATATTTCAAAAATCACCTACAATTCAAAAATCGTTTTTGCGTACACTGGTAAACATTTTTGATAACATGTGGTTTTCTTCGGTGTGTTTTCGGTGTGTCACTTCTTATAATAAACTTTCTCCATGACTTCGGTTGTCATGTCGGCCATATCGGAAAGACTATGAGTATAAATAGAAGTGGTTTGTTCGTCTGCGTGTCCCATGAAATCTTTTATTGCCGGTTTGGGTACGTTGTATTTTGAGAGGATGGATCCTGCAAAATGTCTTAGATCGTGAAAGCGAATATGGGGAAGTCCTTTCTTTGCAAGAAACTTTTTGAAATGTTTACTAAATGAATCCGGTGTATATTTGCCACAAATTCTCACAGGTACAATCTTCAATGTGTTTAAATATGATTTTATGATATCAAGTACAAACCCGGGAGCTTTTATTGTTCTGGAGCTTGTTTCACTTTTAGGTGGTTTTATAAGCCATTTGTCAAATTTGGTCTTAGTTTCAAATACTGTAAGTGTGTGATTTTCATAATTTATATCCCTTGGGCGCAATCCAAAAACTTCACCACGCCTTAACGCTGTAAAAGCAGCCAATACAATGCACACTTCATCAAAAGTTCCTTCTACAAGAGTAAGTAATTTTTTCATTTCTGTTTCATTGTATACTTTTGGTGTATATTTTTCCTTTTTCGGCGTGTTGACGGATTCACAGGGATTGGTATAAAGAAGTTTGTTTTTTATTGCATCCTTAAAAGCTCTGTTTAAAAGTGTATGAAGTTTACCTACGGTCTTACCTTTTAAAGATGGTCTTATAATTTCCCTGCCATCCGGAAATTTATACATATAACCGCCTTTAAGTTTTTTGTTATAGAATTGTTGAATTGTTGCCGGTATAACGTCTTTCAATAATAAATGACCAAGTTCCGGAATGATATGAACCCTTATGTACATTCTATAAAGCGACTGAGTGGTTTCTTCTAATTCCGTACAATAAATATCAATCCACTGATTCAAATATTCTTCAACTGTTATTCTTTTAGATTCAACAAAGATGTTTTTATATACCTGGTTCTCAATCTCATTGACAAGTCTCTTTACTTCCGGTTCTGATTTTCCATATACAACTTTTTTCGGATAAGCCCATTTATTCTTTTTTCCATCCCATTTTTTGGGCAGATTTGCATTTCCTCTCCATTGCCCGATATATTTACCGCTTTTAACCTGGTATGTGCTTCCCATCTTCCCGCTCCTTTAAAAGATATTTTGCATATTTAACCAAGTCTATTTTTTGGTCATCATCAAGATTCCTGAATATTTCCGTTAATATCGTATTGCTTATTTCCTTATCTCTTATGTTTGAATTTCCCGTTAGATAATCAATGCTAACATCAAAAAAATTAGATATTCGTTTTAAAATAGGTAACGTGGGGTTATCTCTTATTCCCTTTTCATACATTGTGATTGCCGATCTGCTTAATTTTGTACCATTGGCTACATCAACCTTTTTTAAATGCTTTTCAAGCCTTAGTTCAACCATTCTCTGTGCAAACGTGGACAACTTGTATCACACTCCTTTTCTTTATGCATTATAATGTAAGGTTTTTATTTTGTCAAGCATATTTGTTCACTACTGAAAATTTATTTTTAAAAATAGTTGACATTGGATAACGATGGTACTATAATAAAAATGTAGTCAGTAGTTAACATTTCACGGACAAACTACGACGAAAGGAGGCTAATGTTAAATGGTAAAAACCAAAAAATATTTCGATGATTATACAAAATTCAGATCAATACTTCTCAACCACAACATCAAAGATTTAAGCGCATTTGCTAGGTTTATGGGGCTTGGAATAGCTGCTGTAAGTGAAAGATTTTCCGGCAAGCGTTCTTGGAAACTTAAAGAACTAAGATTCATAGCTAATAAATTCAAGCTTACTCTCGATGAAGTAGTTTCTTTACTTGAACTAGAGGCATAATTTTTTTACACAAAAAGTTAACCAGCGACTACTATCCAAACCAGCATAGAAAGGAGAAACCACTTGAACATACCGGAGTCAGTAAAGATACTTGGATTGATTTATAAAGTTGAACAGGTCGAATGTATTGACGTCAAGAATGAAGATACAGTCGGACAGGCAGACCATAATAACCTGGTTATAAAATTGAAGTCAAGCCTGTCCAGCACTCAAAAAGAAAACACCCTGATACATGAGATAGTCCATTCGATACTTGAAAGCCTTGGTGACCATGAACTCAGCGACGATGAAAAGTTTGTCTACAGATTTTCCAGCGTGCTGCATCAAGTACTGAAGGACAACGAATCACTTTTTACCTGATTTCCTTCTTGGCTTGACTGCAAGTATACCGGCGGCGAATTCCTTTTCATCTTTTGGAGTAGATTTTTTGCGAAGTTCCGTACCGGCATCACACAGAACTTTTTTGGAGCTTTTCCTGATGGTCAATATTATCACCCCTTTTACTTAATTTTACAATATATTTTAGCACAATTTGTAAGAAAACACAACCCATGTCCCTACTAATGTTCAATAAGAGGAAAGGAGGAAACGCTCCATGACAGAAGCGATAAATAAAGCCGAACTTGTTTGTCCCATAAAACTTGACACATATAGTGTGGTTCTTGTTTCAATTTCCGGAGGTTCAGATAGTGATATTGTAATGGATTTAGTAGAACGCCATAAGGGAACCGCCAAAGTGATATATGTTTGGTTTGACACAGGCCTTGAGTATGATGCCACGAAACGACATTTATTGTATTTAGAAGAACGATATGGCGTGAAAATCGAAACCATGAAGGCGGTTATTCCAATACCGACATCTTGCGCTACGAAGGGCGTTCCATTTTTATCAAAAGAGGCATCCGATATGATTTACAGGCTTCAAAAACATGGTTTTAAGTGGGAAGATAAGCCTTTTGAAGTATTGTTTGCAGAATACCCAAAATGTAAATCTGCGCTTAGATGGTGGTGCAACAAGAGGGATGACGGCGGCGGCATTTCTCGTTTAGCATACCTAAAAGAGTACATGATTGAAAATCCTCCAAACTTCAAAATTTCGCCGTATTGTTGTATGGGAGCAAAAAAACTACCGGCTGCACGTGCAATTAAAAAATACAATGCTGTGTTAGATATCACAGGGGAAAGGCGGGCAGAAGGAGGATTAAGAGCGGTTTTATATGATTCATGCTTTTCACCTGCTACTGACGATAATATTGCTCGTTACAGGCCGATATTCTTTTTTACAGATATCGACAAGACAAGATATGAACTAGTTTATAAAATTGTTCATAGCGATTGTTACACAATTTACGGAATGAAACGGACTGGCTGTGCGGCGTGTCCACTCGGTAGTAGGTTTGAAGATGAATTAAAGGTTATAGAACAATATGAACCAAAACTATTTCGCGCCGCCAATGCTATTTTTGAAAAATCATATGAATACACCCGCAAGTATCGTGAGTTTAAACTTCAAATGAAAGAGGTAAAAAAATATAAAAATCGTGAACGTAAAAGCATTAAGGCTAAACTACTTACCACATAACCCCATATCCCCATATAAGAGGAAAGGAGAAAGGAGAAAGTTATGAAACAGGTCATCCGCTACCAGTGCGAATACTGCAAAAAGGAATTTAAAACTCCAGACAGGCATATATGCCGCAAAAAACCGGAACTTAAAAACTGCTACACCTGCGAACACTGGTTGCGACAGTTTGTAATTTCAACAAGTTGGAACGGTGATGAATATCGTGAAAGTTGCAGCCCGGAAGAAGCTTGCCAAATTGATGGATGTTATGCACAGGAAGCATTTGAAATTATGAGGGAAAAGGGTTGGCAGTTGGATTGTCCAGATTGGAAGGGAAAAGCAAGCCACTAAAGGCTAATTATCAATTTATGAAAGGTGGAATTTATAATGCAAACATCATCAAAAGTAACAAGCGTGAAAAACAGGGGATTCCTGGCAAGTCTATTAATGGCATTGAAAAAGTTAAAAGAAACAAAGGTGCATGAGCCAATCGGCAGCGTCGGAGGCAGGGGACATTATTTTGAAAGCAGGGGAGCAATTGAACACGCTTTCCAATGTCGCAGAAGTCAGAGTCAGCGCAGGAAGTTGGAGAGAAGGACAAGAGGCTAAAGTCCGGGGGAGCTTTAAGTCCTCCACCAGCCGAAAGGCAAATAAATTTATGGAGGTCGAAGAATGGAAAAATTATCAACCATCCAGAAGAGGGAAAATCTGAACGCGGTCTACGTTTTGGATGAGAAGGGCAATGGTGGCGCAAATCATCATTACAGTATCAATGACAAGGAAATTGATGTCGAACACGGTGGTTACAGGGAATATGCAAATATTCAGTTCCAAAATGGTGCCAGAAAATTGCCGGATTCAATCCATGGAATTCTTGACACCGACTTGCTCGAAATCGTCAGACACAGGTTGCAGGCATTCCAGCAGGGGGCATTCGCAACAAGAGAAAATGCAGTCGCGCTGACTCACATTGAGGAAGCTCTTTTATGGATGAACAAAAGGGTAGAGGACAGAATCGAACGGAATGTTCTGGGCACAAACAACAAATAAATTTATGGGAGGATTATAAATGGGAGCTATTCAGAATTTTTAACAATCAATACTAACCAATGTAGTGGAAATTAAAAAGGCTGAAGGCCTGACATTGACGGGTGAAAAAAATCTTACAATCACCAAGGAAGAATTGATAAAAAGAGCAAGTGAAATCAATCCCGGATATCTGGAAGTTATGGAAACCGAAGCGCAGATATTTGTCAGACAGGGCTTGTTTACAGACCATTTCAAGAACAGAGAAATCTATTTTGATATCCCCGACTGGGACAGATTCATAAGCGCTGTAGATGCTTTTTATAACGTTTGCTATGCCCCAAGCGGCGAGGAAGAAGATGATTGAAGGGAGAAATTATGTTGGAACTTTTAGGCATTGTTGCAGTACTGTTTTTTGTCTACACGATCGGTTATGCAATGGGATACGGCAGAAAGGTTGACGATTCCGCGGAATCCGTCGAACTGTCATGGGGAACGTGCAGCGAAACGGAACTGTATGAAAACACAGACATAAGGCTGCTGTCCATATTGAACGACGAAAAGGGCATGACATTCGAGTGCAACGACGGGAGAATATCAAAAATCGGGAGGGAGATAGAATAATGGAAAATGAATTCAAGGTTGGAGACAGGGTGGATGTTGTGGATATCGGTGGAGGATTTTCCACCTACAACGAATTTTTTGAAAGCAATAACCTAATGCCGTTTCGCAGCAAGTTTGAATATGGCGAAACCATAAAAAGGGGCATATACAAAATCGTGGGTATAGGTTGCCACCCGGAATATAACCATTACGGAACATTGTATCTGCTGGAAAATGCGGAAGGACAAGTGTTTATCATTGGCAACAGGGATGGCAGGTTTATGCGACTCGTTGAACCCGCCACCCTAACCACCAAGGAAATGATAAATGCTATACAGCCTGGACAAATATACAGAAGTGATGAATATGGTACGGAAATAACCTATGAAGAAAACGGATATCTGAATGCCCATAAAATGTCCGGTCTCTTGCACGGCAATCTCAGTATGAAAGCCAAATGGACTCTCGTCCCCGCCCCGCCAAAGCCTGTACCGTTTATGGAGGCCGTGAAAGAATTTAGTGAGGGTAACACGGTAATTTGTAGCCATAATCATCATTCACACAAATATGCACCGGCAGGAATACCGTTTTGCAGTGCCTTTTGTGATGAAATGAATACTGCGCCGGATGCAGACGAAATTCTCAACGGCATATGGACGATAGAACCATGATCGCCCTGACATTCCTGCTTGTAGGCGGCGAACTGGCAGCCTGCATACTTATAGGCTGGCTGATAACCAGATTCGTGCTGTGGAAGCGCAACAGGGAGCTCACAGGGGCAATGACAAAAAGACCGGTAGATCATATTGATAAATTTGTATAGGAGGGAGGAGTAAGAGGATGGCATACAAAATAACAGCGATTTGTGACAAATGCAAAAAGGAAGAAATGCAGGAAGGTCAATGGTTCGATAAAGATAAAAACAGATGGCAGGAAGTCAAATTTGAGATATCACAGTACGAGTATAGGAACTATTTATTTTGCTTTGATTGCAGGAAAAAACTTGGGTTGGTAAAGGAAAATTCTACAGAAAAAGTACATATTGAGACTGTGGCCGACAAACTTATTGGTTGTATAAGTGAAATCGTAACCGAGCAAATGCAAGCAGGATAAAAAGACCGGTAGGTCATATTGATATTGGGAGATGAAGGGAGGGAGATAGATGAAGTTAGGTGACAAGGTTAAGTTTCAAAACTATTTATCCAGAAACGCTTATTACAAAGACGTAAATTGCGATGAAACAATAAAATTTTGCCAGAAACACGATATTAAATTTTGGGAATACAAGGATTTATATGGTGGTTATAATTTCCGCACAAGGTTGAGAGTATTGGCTCACAAGAATCTTAGAGAAGGAATTGTTGTTGGAAAAAGAAATGTTGATGCAACAGGTCATAACGAAGATGGCGGCTGGTGTTTTGGCAAATTTATCAGTGTCTATGTAATAGCTACAAATCTTTCAAGCACTTACAGAGTGCCGGAGGAATACATAATCACCGAATAAAAATACCTGCACAAGCAGGTGATATATGAAAGAGGGAGGTTGTAAATATGCTAGATAAATTAAGGCAATGGGTAAAGGAAGGCGAAGGCAGAAGGTCAGTAACTATTAACATAGGAGAACCACGAGAATCGGACTATCTTAGAATATTTGTTTATGATTACAGTTTAATGTGTGGTCAGGCTGTTCAATCTGTAGAAGAAATCAATCTTGAAGCAGAAAAAGAAAAGGAAGATAAAGAAGAATTTGAAAGGCTTAAGGCTAAATTTGCATAGCCAATCTTCCCGCCGCCTCTTATCGCGCAATAATCCGCTTAATGCGTAACAGAGTGCCGGTACTTGGCGGTGGGATTTAAAAGAAGGTGCAATGTGTGTGAAGAATACATGGTTTCTTGCAGTTATAGGCCCAGTGGATACAACTATGATGACCGGGGAGATTATGAGGAGGATGAAAGGATGGACGAAGTTTTGAAGGATAAAATTGAAACCCTGCGTGAGATAGTCTGGCTGGAAGATATTCCAAGCCCGTGTTGTCCAGAATATGTCGAACACCACGAAAGCATTGCCAAGATTTTAAAATACATAGACACAGAATTGTTAAAAGGAGGGAAAGAAGGATGAGAATAACTAACAATCTGGGATTACCAAAAGCATTTGTTGAAATGGCAAGCGAGGAACACTTGTCAATACCGAAAAGATACAGCGCAACAGCCTTGTTAAAAGGAGTCCGAGAAGCTATTTTGGAAAAGCGCCATGTAGATGAAATAGAGCAGGACGTATCAGACATGATATGGTTGCTGTTTGGAAAAGCTGTACATAGTATTCTTGAAAGCCAGCAGGAAGAGGGACACGAAATCAAGGAAACAAAACTGACATGTGAATTCGGAGAATATACTCTGTCCGGCATTTTTGACCTATACAGCGAGAAGGAAAAGAAGATCACAGACTATAAAACATGTTCCGTCTGGAAGGTCCTGTTTGGCGATTACACCGACTGGAAGCGTCAGTTGTTAATCTATGCCTACATGATGCGTAAAATAGGATTTGAGGTCGATTCAGGCGAGATAGTGGCACTTATAAAAGACCACAGCAAGAGGGATGCAAAAATAAAGTCGGAATATCCAAGGTTACCCGTCAAAGTTGTAAGGTTTGATTTTACCGAAGTTGATTTTGCATATATTGAAACCTGGCTGGCTGACAAGTTCGAGGAAATACGCACATGTGAAAGTCTATCTGACAGCAGATTGCCTGTGTGCACTCCAGAGGAAAGGTATAATTCCGGAGACAAATACGCAGTAATGAAGACCGGCAACAAAAAAGCAATGCGCGTATTTGATATCAAGGAAGAAGCTGAACGGTGGATGAAAAGCAATGGCGGTAACTATATAGATACAAGGCCGGGTGAAGACAAGAAGTGTCTGGACTATTGCGCTGCGTATGAATTCTGTTCTTACTATAAGCAAATCAAGGTGGTGTCTGAATGAATATTTATGCAGCAATATCCAATGTCATGTCGGAGATTGGCGCAATAACCAAGGACAAGAAGAATCAGCAGCAGGGATTTATGTATCGCGGTGTGGATGATGTTATGAACGCCCTGCAACCCATATTGATAAAGTACAAGGTCTTCATTGTGCCTGAAACCCTTGAACAAACCAGGGAGGAAAAGACCTCCAAGGCCGGCAGTGCTTTGATATATTCAATCTGTAAAATCAAATATACCTTTTATGCCGATGATGGCAGCAACATCATTGCCGTGGTAATCGGCGAGGGCATGGATTCGGGGGACAAGGCAACAAACAAGGCAATGGCGATAGCATTCAAGTACGTCTGCTTTCAGGTATTTTGCATTCCCACGGAAGAAATGAAAGACCCCGATGCAGAAACTCCGGAAATTAAGCCACGGCAGTCCAAACCTGCCAGTGTCCAGGGCAAGCCCGAACCACAACAGGGCAGCGAACCCGATGCGGGAGCAAACCAAAAGGCATCAAGGGGACAGGTTGCAGAGATATTCAAGTCCGGGACCGAAAGAAAGGCAAATTTCCCCGATTTTGATATATTCAAGCTTTTGGAGGAACTTATGCAGAAGGGCAGCATATCAACCAAATACCCGTATGCCGACAAGGAAAAGACAAGGATCAACTGGACACAGGCTGACGTTTTGGCGATCAATGAAGAATTGGAGCTGCCTTTTAAGTAAGGGTTAGGCTTCCCGACAACAAAAAGCCGGAGGAACTATTTTGAAAGTACAAAGTTTCCAGAAACCGCAACACAAAAAGCCGCGCACTAAGAAATACAGGCCTCTTTTCCCCCTCGGATTCTGTTGGGGCTGTCACTGTGAATACGGCCTTGAACGCCATCACCTTTACGGTGGCAACCCCGACAGAAGATTAAGTGAACAGTACGGGTTGTATGTCTCATTGTGTACAGAATGTCACAGGAACGTCACGGACGAGTTGGACAGGGAATTATGTACACGGTTGAAGCAGGAGGGGCAGAGGCGATTTGAGGCGGTGTGGGGGCATGAAAAATGGATGAAAATTTTTCAAAAAAACTATCTTGATTAGAAAGGGGATAATTAAAATGTTTATGGATACCAAAATACATCTATGTAACACCTGTGAGCGCCGCTATAGTTTAGAGTGTATGCCGGATGTAATTGAATTCGGAGACGGATTAGGCAATGACAATATAATACAGTGTGTCAATTATGTACTTGATGACAGACAGTGAGGTAATACAAGGAGGTATATATGGCTTGGGATTGTACTAAAACAGACAGGGCACGGAAAAAGCAGCTGGAATATCTGGACAGGGAATTGATGTCCGACCCCGACTACGCCAAATCTGTCAGATACGATAGGGAAACTTATCAGAGAAAACGGAACGCGCCCAGCGGTAAAGGAAATTCGTTTAGTTTCAGAAGTTTTAAGTGAGGTAAAGTATGAATGACAGTGGACAGGATTTGGTTTTAGCATTACGCAAAGCGCGTAACAATCTTATAGATGCGGTTAACGACATGAAATCATCCGGCAGGTTCCTAGCTACGGCTGAAAGGGATTACCGCGTTGCTTTGTGTAAGGAAATGCTTAAAATGCGGGCAGAAGATAAAATTGCCTGGACTGCGCTTTTTGATTTGGCTGTAGGTAACAAGGAGGTTGCCGATTTGAGGTTTAAACGGGATGTACATAATTCGGATTATGACGTGTCAAAGGAATGTATAAACCAACTTAAACTTGAAATCAGGCTGCTGGAAAAGGAAATCGAGCAGGAATGGGGTAAGGCGTAATTTGTAAATAGGATGCCCCCAGTAGAAAGGATGATGAAAATGAAAAAGCTTAAAATCGTGTTTAAAGATGGTTCACAAATTACTTATACCATTAGGGATACCGTAACATGGGAACCTTATTTTTTAAGGCGTTCAAAATTGAATATGAAAAGTGCTGTGCTGCAAAAATATCCACTCAAAAACAATGAGCCTGTAATACTGGTTTAACGTGCAATATATGGAGTTTATGTAAAGGTGGTGAAATATGAGTACAAAATTATATGACATTTCAAATTGGTGCAGACAAGGAATTGAACTTGAAGGTTATCCCTACATAGGGGAAATTGACATTGTTTTATCTGTTGGTTCAGTGGTCAAGATAGGCAATAAGTATTATGCAGCTGGTGTGTTAAGTCATGTTGAAAATAGCGCGGGAGTAAGAGAAATTAAACTAAATTTAAAACCGGATGATAAGGACTATGAAAACAATGTAACCTGCCCATATTGCGGTTATAAAGATGCTGATTCATGGGAACTATCTGACGGTGAGGATGAGCATGAATGCGGAAGATGCGGGGCAACAATGTCTTACGAAAGGATTGTTACTGTTGAATATAATTCTTCTCCCAAGAGGCCTCCGGAAATCGTAAAGGCAAGGTGGATAAACAAATAGAAAGGTGGTGAGGGTGTGAAAGTACAATTTACAGTTGAAATGCCGTCGAATAATTTTTGCGGAGATTGTCCTTGTTTGGGATTGGATGGCAAGGAAGAGGAAAGATGTGGGTATTTTAATGAGTCCCTGTCTTTGCGAAATGGTGTCGTTGAAAAATGCGGCGAATGTAAAACATTGACCAGGATGCTTAAAAACGAAAAATAGGCTAAAGGGTGGTTGGATGGATGAAGGATGCTTACTTTCCACATGATATAAACGCAAGAAATGATCCAAAAATGCCAGCATTAAAACTAAAATATAAATCTTCTGGCATTGGTATGTATTGGATATTTGTCGAGATTCTACGCGAACAAGAGGAATTCAAATATCTTGTGGATAATGACATTATCTGGGAAAGTCTTGCTGGTGAATTTATGACCACTCCGGAAGAGGCACAGCAATTCATGAATGACTGTATCCAGAAATACAAACTGTTTAAAACTGACGGCGAATACATCTGGAGCGAGAGTCTATTCAGGCGCATGCAAAAAATGGTTGACAGCAGGACAAAAAGAAGTGATGCGGGTAAAAAAGGAATGGAAAGCAGATGGGGTAAAAAACCTAGCGAAGATAACAATGTTATAACAACGTTATATCAAGACGCTAACAGTGATATAACAAACGATAACAGAGGAGAGGAGAGTAAAGTAAAGGAGAGTAAAGAAGATATAAAAGATATAGCATCTAACGATGCTTTGTCAACAGAGATTGACCTGACAGATAGAATTCCATACCAAAACATTGTTGACCTGTATCATTCAATCTGTGTTTCATATCCAAAATTGAAGGCTATAGGAGATAACCGTAAAAAGGCCATATCTGCACGATGGAAGCAGTACAAGAAGGATTTATCAATCTTTGAAACATTGTTCGGAAATGCCGAGGACAGCGAATTTCTGAAAGGTAAAAATAAAAAGAATTGGTCTGCAGATTTTAACTGGCTGTTGAACGATGCTAATATGTCAAAGGTTCTGGAGGGAAAGTACAGCAACAAAAGCAGTCCGTTGGATACGGTAGATGGTAAGGAACTTGAATTCCAGCAGAAACTTGAACGGTCAACGGCCAGACTAAAGGCACAGGGGGTAAGATTCGATGACGACACCTGAATCATATAAAATCATATCAAGACTCAAGAGCGCATTTTCCTTCAACCGCTTTGATGACGAGGGAGTACTCGAGGAATATCAACATTTCCTTGTAAAATACAGTTTCCGGATCATAAATGCCGCAATCGACGCTCTCATAGAGTCCGACAGCCAGAGGGTGCCGCCTATATCGGCGATCATAAAAACCGTGAAGGAATTCAGCAAACCGGCAACCACAATTGTATCAAATCCTGAATACTGTGCCATCTGCGACAACAAGGGCTTTATTCTGATGACGGAAATGGAATCCAAACTTGACGACAAGCCTTATCAATACGTTTTACATTGTACCTGTCAGGTTGGAATGTCGCAGGCTTACGAGGGAAAAAACTGTAAAGACCACAAGACAACGTATCGGGTGCCGTGTGTGACGGAATTTTTCGACGAGTACAATGTCGAGAAAATGAAAAGGCTGACGGCATCGGAGAAAACGGATATAAAAAGACAGCTTGCCAAAATCGGCTTTAATGTGCCGGAGGCGAGACTGTGGGACAAGGGTGATGCATGGGAGGGTGAGGACACATGAAAAGAAAGCTTGGTACACGTGAATGGCAGTATTGCTGTATACATGAGATTAGATTTTTAATCAAGCAATTACATAGGGACGGCTTTACATATGCAGAACTTGCAAAAAAGTTTAACATAAGCAAATCAACAGTCGCAAGGTATTGCAGAGGCGTAAGTCAGGCGCACAAAAGCACATTGGACAGTCAGACAGGCTTTGATTGAGGGGGATTATATGAACAGCATAGACGAGAGAACGGGGAAAACAAAAATAATACTGGATTTATGCGGCGGTACTGGTGCATGGAGCAGACCGTATAAAGAGGCCGGCTACGACGTTAGGCTGATAACCTTGCCCGAATACGATGTATGTACTTATCAACCGCTCGAGAGTGTTTATGGGATACTGGCAGCGCCACCGTGTACCGAATTTTCATTAGCAAAATCAGACAGTCCGAGGGACTTTGAATCGGCTATGAAGGTTGTAGATGCTTGTCTGAATATTATCTGGAAATGCAGGATTAAAAATAAGTTTAAATTTTGGGCAATGGAGAACCCAAGGGGATTTCTAAGACAGTTTTTAGGCGTTCCGTATTATACTTTCGAACAATGGCAGTTTGGCGAGAAAGCAGTAAAAGCCACTGATATCTGGGGATATTTCAACGAACCGGCTAGCATAGTAAAAATAAAACCAGAAGGACTTACAAGGCGTTTTCCTTGCGGCAGCACAAATAGCGTTGTGTGGGAAACTCCAAATATTCCAGAAGAATACAAAAACATGAATTTATCACGCGCTGCGTTACGGGCAATCACGCCGGCAGGATTTGCAGAAGCATTCTACCAAGCCAATAAGTAAGGAGGTTATCATGTTAAAAGATTATGAAATAGTTAAAAAATTCAAGCAAGGCGCAACCATAGCAGGACTGACGGACAATATCTACTATCAGGAAAAAGCAGACAACGCCCTTCGACAAAAAAAGGAAAGGGTGAAAGTCAGCAGGATTGAAATAAAATGTATCGTTGAAAGTGCAATATATCAGGACATAATGAGAAACAAGTCGTAACCCTCCACTGTCAAGGCGGCTGATGGTGAGATTAAAAAATACTATATTTGGGACTGGCAGGAATGGGCCGCCCGTTCCGGGAGGAAATTATGAACAGAGACAGAATCCAGATTGCAATATTATCCCTGACGGTGGTCCTAGTAATAATTTACATATGGGTGGTGTTGAAATGAAAACAGCAAGATACATGGCGACATATCTGATAGCTCTCACAATGTCGCTTGGATTTATGTACGCCCTGTCCACCGGCAAAACCGGGTGTAAATGTGAAAGTATATTACCCCGGCTGGAATTGGCGTGTACGACGCTACAGGGGCATATCAATATCATGCAGGATAACAAGGTTCTGCTTGACCAAATAGACCTTCTGACCCGCGAAAACGTGGTACTCAGGCAGGAGGTGGCGGACCAGTACAGGCAGCTACGGGAATTTGACGAAATGGTGAAGGGGGAGGAATAGATATGAGGTTGACGGGAGAATGAACTGGACGAAGCAGGAACTTGAGGAATACTACAAGAGACAAGGCAAGCCACAGTCGGGAGTTCTGCTTGTAACGACAAATAAAATAAAAATAAAATTCAGCGAATCCGATGAACAGATAGCGTTATTTGAATGGGCTGATATGAGTGGAATTCCTGAACTAGAATTGATGTACCATATTCCAAACGGAGGAAAAAGATACAAGGCCACTGCCGGAAGACTTAAAAAAGAAGGCGTGAAACCTGGCATACCTGATATATTTCTTCCTGTGCCAAACAAAAAATATCACGGATTATACATTGAGATGAAAGCCAGGCATAACAGTGAAACATCTGACTACCAAAAAATATGGATAGACAGGCTATATAAACAAGGATATGACGTACATGTATGTTATGGATGGGAAGCCGCAAGAGACACTATACTTTGGTATTTGGATAAGATAAAGGGGTGAGGGTGTGACCGAAACCGAGTTGAGGAAGATTCGCGGAAAGCTGAAAGAGATAGAGAGCCTCAAAAGGCAGATGGAGGCGCGGCGGTACAAGATAGCCGACAGCGTACACGGCTCAATGGCTGTATTTCCATACGTAGAGCATGTCATTGCGGTCACGGGGATAAGGGATAAGAAAATCGGCAAGGGGTTGACCGAGCAGAAAGCCCAGCTTAAGGAAAAAATAAAGGAAGTGCTGGAACTCGTCAAACAGGCCAATGAGTACATAGACACCATACCGGATGCAGATACCAGGATAATCTTGAGGTGCAGGTATATAAACCAGATGACATGGGAGCAGATAGCCTATGATATGGGGATAGATTATACAACGGTTTGCCGCAAGTACAGAAAATGGAATAATAATCAAATGCCATAGTATGCCATACTTTGATGTGATATAATAAGGGTAATAAAATAGGTTTATTCGTAAAGGGTGCACATAAAAAGCGTGCCCCTTTATTTTGTGGTCATGGCCTGTCGCGATGATAGCCCCTCTGGCCTCCTTGATTTGGAGGTATAGCTATGGGGCACAAAGAAGCAGGCTGAAATCTTACCAGAGTGGAATTGAAACAAACCAAGCGCAAGGCATGTAATCTTGCAAAAGCAATGGCAGCAGAAAGTATATGTCATAGGAGCGGAGTTTACGAGGATGGAAAGCTAATACGGACAATAACACTCACAGACCTATGCTAAAACAACGCAGCACATTAAAGGAGTCCACAAGGACTTCCTTTTTGTTGCATAAAAAAACCGCCCTATTCAGACGGTTTGCGGAGTGATATGAGACATTGTTTGAGTTGTTCGGCCTCGGCGTCGGTGACGTAAAACTGAAGCCGTTTGCGTCCCGTAGGTTTGCGCCCCGCCCCATCACGATAACCGCCCTGCACAGGATTGTTACGGCAGTCGCGATTGTAGTTGACAAGCGAGCAGGTGGAACAACTGGTATTCTGGGTACAATATGGTTTCATGGTTACCTCCTAATATATTTTATAAATGACTTTTGCATCGACAATAACAAGTTCGTCCTCGTCTATATAATCAGCCCGGTCAATCTTGTTCCCGGCGATTACATAGCAGTGTTCGCGCTCGAAAAACTCGACGGCATCAACAGACAAGTCCCTGTGCCAGGGTAGTATGTGAGACAGGTTTGCAGACAGGTCATAGGATGATGTGCCGGACAATTCCAACAGGTCGTTGTATTCATCGGAGCCGAAGACCGGGAAATCACGCTCATCCAGGCGGTTAATGTTGTGCCGGCTGCACTCGCAGACATCACCGATGTTACGGGATTTGTTTTCAAAGCGTATGCCTATATAATCATAACCTGACATGTTGCTGTCGCTGAAAAGGTTTGAATCATATACAAATTTGGCGGTTTCGAGCATTTTAGTTATTGTCATAATTATCACCCCTGTAATGTTTTTTGTAGTGCATCCATTGCACCGTCACTCTCGACAAAGCCATCGGCGGTGTCGTAAAAATATGTGTCGGTGTGGCCGGTATAGCGGTTGAGATTGGGGTGAACATCGTGAAAGTAAACGTTATTGTTGACAAGCCAGTACTCGCGTGTCCAGAGGTAGATACCTCCATCGCGGAAATCCTTCTCGTAAAACCTTACCCCGGTTGACTTTAAATCTTCGTAATTCATAATAATCCTCCCCGAGAGCGGCGCCCTTTGTCGCCCAACCTCTTGATTTAAGCATACCAAAATCAAGCTTGATTGTCAACACCCAAATCAAAAGATAGGGCTTTGGACCTACAAACAATTGTTCGAAACGGCTGAAACATGCCGAAATAAAGGAGTTGAGGGAAATATGACAAACACAGATATAAACCCATGGTGTATAAACAAAGACGGATCACCATGTAGTATACTGGCATGATAATAGACTATCCATTGAGTCGTAAGAGGCTTATTTTTATGTGAGGCGGTTGATATGTACGAGGAGATAGAGACGTCCAATGGGATAAGGACATATAAGTACGATAGTCATGTAAAACCACGCTTAAAAGAGATATATGAGTGGGTAAGAGATGGTTGTACGGATTATAGTATTGCTGGCAATTTGGGTATTTGCCATGAATCATTAATTAAATATAAGGCAGAAATATTAGAATTATCGAGTGTTTATGTACGCGCACGCGCTGAATACAACCGTTTGACGTATAATTCCATGCATAAAAAGGCCAACGGTATTACTGTAGAGATAAAAAAGCAAAAAGTCCTCAATGACGGCTCTGTGATAAGCTTTACAGAGGAGCAATACATCCCTCCAGATGTTAACGCAGCAGACCTTGATCTACGCAATCATGATCCCGATTACAAGGGCCCTAAGGCCGAGACAGGCCTCACCCTGATCCAAAATAATTACCAGCTGCCCGAGGCAAAGGCCGAGATAGCCAGGTTGCTGGAGGAATACAGGCAGCTTGAGAGGCTGGAGGCTGTAGATGTTGAGGTTATGGAAAGTGAATGATTGGCGCGAAATGTTAGTTTCGTGTAATCACCGAACCCCTACAGCGAGTAAAGGGGGAGGGGGAAGGCCGCCCGGTCCGACACATACTACACCTCCCCGTCAATCCCAAAATTTTTCAGAATTTTTTGAACCCAAGCATAACAAACACATAATATTCTATATCATCTTGCAATACATTATTATGTATGATACAATATAGACACTATATTATAAGGTGGTGTTTATGTGAGGAGAAAAGACAGGCCGATGAAATATCACGGATTTTATTGTACTGACGAGTTGTGGGAGATAATGCAAAAATGTGCCATGGAATTGGATGAAAGCGACAGCGAGTACATAAGAGGATCTATAATTCTGCGGACACAATATCAGGAGATACCGGCAAATAAAATAGTGATTGACGATCCGGTAAACCACCCTGAAAAATTCCGCTTCGAGAAGCCCACTATTCCCGAACAAAAAGAAAAGGTCGGGGAAAAGCCAAAAGAAGAATTCAAAACATTTTTCAAAAAGTAGAATCCGAAAGGGTTCTTTTTTTACGAGGTTGAAATGAACAAAACCGATACGGAAAACCGCAAGAAGGAAATAGAGCTCCGCGTCATGGAGTTGCAGAATAATGTCGTTGAACCGTTGGAGGCACATGATAATTTTTGGAAGTTCTGCACTTATTATGATCCGCTGTTTTTTACTGAAAAGAAGAAGCACCTCAAACAAATTGCAGAGGCGCTTCAGGATATAACGGATGGCAGAATTAAAAAACTGGCGATTTCACTTCCACCCAGAGGTGGGAAGTCCTATATAATCTCCCTGTTTTGTGCATGGATGCTTGGGAGAAATCCCAAAGGCTCGGTGATGAGGAATTCCTATGCCGCAAAACTTGCGGAGAAGTTCTCGAAGGATATAAGGGACGGTATTCTTCTAAACGATAGATTCAGGAAGGTTTTCCCCGAAGTTGGATTAAGTTCTTCCAATTCGGCAGTGGATGGATGGAGTATCAAGGGAAACACGCAACCTTCTTATTTTTGTGCCGGTGTCGGCGGACCTATTACTGGTTTTGGTTGTAACCTGCTTGCAATTTTGGATGATCCCATCAAAAACATAGAGGAAGCCCTTTCGGAACTGACCATGGAGAATGTCTGGAACTGGTATACCTCGACTCATCTGTCAAGATTTGAGACGGGATGCCCCGAGATTCATATAGCTACACGCTGGTCAAGGAAAGACCCCATAGGACGGCTTACAGACCCTTTTAGTGAGGAATATGACCCCGACATGGTTGTAATCAAGATACCCGCCCTGGATGACAAGGGAAGGTCCTTTTGCGAGGAAGTCAAGACCACTGAGGAATATCACCAGATTAAAAAGATAACCGAGTCTTCCATATGGGAAGCCGAGTACATGCAGAATCCCATAGAGGAAAAGGGACTTCTTTTTCCGATGGAGTCACTGAAAAAGTTCACCATCATGGAACTGGGCAACAGACAACCGGACGGGATAGTATCGGTATGCGATACGGCAGACGAGGGCACGGATTATCTTTGTATGCCCATTGACAAGATATTTGGTTCAAAAACTTATGTGGTTGATGTTCTTTTCACCCGGGACGGCGTTGAAGTCACCGAACCCATGGCGGCAAAAATGATTATCGACAACAGGGTTCAGGTGTTAAAGGTTGAAGCCAATTCGGGGGGGAAGTCGTGGGCAAGGAATGTAAAAAAACTTTTCAAACCAAAATGGCACTGTCAGGTGATGGAGGAGACGACAACCACAAACAAGGAGACGCGCATACTGATGAATTCCGGTTATGTGAAGGAATACTTTTATTTTCGGTCGGACTACGCACCGGGTAGTGATTATGATAAATTCATGCGACAACTTACCTCATATGTCAAGATGGGCACGAACAAACATGACGATGCACCCGATGCGGTTACAATGCTGGCTGAATACATGCAGACAAATTTCAGGGCCAGAAAAAAGACGGATTCGGATTTGACTCATGGAGGCACCTATACATACGTTGAGCTTAAAATGAAGGGCTACAAAGAATATGAAATAGACCGCATGACAAGGGAGGGCCAGATAAAAGTGATTGGAGGGAAGAAATGAGTGAAAGCATGACACCATTACAGGAATCGGTAGAAGAAATTCAGGAATGGCAAAAAGAAAACAAATGGGACACAACAGAAAGCACACACACTGTCCTTATGCTTGAATCCTTTTGGATATTTACGGAATTTATGATTAAATGGTGGCAACCAATAGGCATCGTAATTTTGGTAATCTCGGCGACATTATTTTTTTTTGGGGGTTAAAATGGAAACAAATATAAGGTTTAAAAAATCACTTTTCATGATTTTTAAATAAGAGGTTAATTGGAGGGAAGAAATGAGCAATACATTCATATGGATATTTTCCATAAGCGGATTTATCCTGGGGGGACTCGGTTTGTTTATAGGTGTATGGGACCTGAAAGTTGACCTGTCCGACAGAAGGATAGATATAGACGACTTCAACGATGACAATCCGGAACAAAAAGGCAAACATGATTATCTGAACAATGTCGACCCGGAGGATTATGCAGACTTGAAATATCTAGAAGAAAGGAAGATGAAAAATGCCAAAAAAGATGAAAAAGGAACTAAAGGCAGAGGCAAGAAAGAAAGGTCTGACCGGTGAGAAAGCAAATGCATATATATACGGGACTATGCAAAAAACTACCGACTGGAAACCTGGGAAAAAGAAAGGCGGCAAGAAATGATTCCTGATAAAGTAAAAATAGGTGGCATTACCTATGCTGTAAAAATGACCAATAAACCGGATAGACACGACAAAGATATTGACGGCAATATCAATTATTCGGAATGCATCATAAACGTTTCAAATGGGTTTAATGAAAGCGACGATTACAAGGAATATGTTCTTACTCATGAAATTGTGCATGGCATATTTAATCTCATGGCCATAGAAAAGAACGAAGAACTGGTTGAAAAAATCGGAAAAGGGTTATATGCAGTTATAAAAGACAATCCCGGCATATTTGATTTTAAGGAGGCGTCCAATGAGACCAAAAATATTACTACTTGACGAACCCCACCCCAAAGCAAGGGCTATCATGGAGGAAGTGGCAGAATGTATTAATTCAAATAACTGGAATTTCTCAGCATGTGATTTTGTATATACTCAATTAACACCTATTATATCTGAAACACCTGTATTCTGTCCATGTACTGGAATAGACCATATTCATGCACCTAAAATCATCTACCTTGACGACCACTGGAAAGCCAATGAAGGCAGGGAAGTCACAAGCACGGCAGAGCATACCTGGTCATTGATACTTCAACTTGCAAAGTTGAACAGAATGCAGTTGAGAGATAAAATGTTGGGCGTAATTGGTATGGGTAGAATTGGAGCGCAAATAACAAGATATGCTTGGGGATTTGGTGCAAAAATACAAGGATACGATATTGCAGAAGGCAAAAACAGATTAATATTACATAAATCAGAAACAAGTATTTTTGCATTAGATATGTCAAAAGTTGAACTGTGCGAATTATTAAAAACCTCCGACATAATCACCCTGCACGTTCCCCTCAATGACTCCACCCGCGATATGATGGGTGAAAAGGAATTCGCCTTAATGAAACCAGGAACATTACTAATAAATACATCAAGGGCTGAGATGGTGGATGAGGATGCTTTAATTGATGCATTTAGAAAAGATATCATACATGGATATGCGGACGATTTTAAAAGCAATCACACTCAAAAACTTTTAAGTATACAGGGTAAAGATTGCATACTTACCGACCACATAGCCGGAAACTGTATTGAAGCCAGAGAAGCCACTGATATATATATTGCCAATAAAATTGTCGAGTACATAAAGGAGAATTTATGAATAATTGGTTAAAGGAACTTATAAAAAATCTTGAAAAATGGAAATGCAACAATGATAGGAACACGCTGGAAATGACTGTGGAGTGTAGAGATTCTATTGTTGAAGGATTAAAGCTTATAGACAAGGAGGGTTTATGAGTTGTATATTATGCGGTTGCCCCGACCATACAGTAGTATGGGACAAGATTGAACGTGAAAAACTTGGCATAATGCGAAGCGTGGTCATCCGTGACAAATCCGGCAACATGTTGAATGGAATCAATGTCCAGTGCAATGAATGCGGACTTGTATATGTCTCTCCCGCAATGGATGAAAAATCACTGGACAGATTCTACAGGGAGGAGTATCGAAATATCTATGGCAGGAATGAAGCGTCGCAGTTGGCGGCCGAGGAAAACCATGCCAACAACG